CAGAAGGTTTTTATTCGTATAATGACGCAAACGCTATTGGCGGAACTTGTGTCGATGTTATTTTTAGCAAGTATAATCAATAGTTAACACTCAAAACTTAATAGATATGAACAACTCTATGGTCGCTCATTTGTGGGCAAACGAAAAGGAAGAATCCGCAAGAGGTAGTAATCTTTTCTTTGAAGGTAG